CCGTTGTAAGATTGAGATAAACCATCTTGGGAATATTGACACCGATAGCAGTCAAGAACTCTGGAGCGACGGCGTATTCTGTGTCGATAAACACGGATACTCCGCCCTTCTTCTGAGTAGAAGCGAGTAGGTGAGCAGCGAGCAAGCTTTTGCCCGAAGACTCTAGACCAGTTACTTCGACAATACGTCCTACAGGAAATCCTGCGTTTGGACGATTAGCGATGCACAAGTCAAGCAAGTCGTTTCCAGTTGAAACCCAGTCGAGGATCTGTGAAGGATCGTCTTGTGAGTCCAAGAAGAATGCGACCTTACCATCATCGCTGTTCTTGTTTAGTGTTTCTACCAGAGCATCTGCCAGTTCGTCTCTGGCGGATTCTACTTCTGTTTCAATGCGAGCTTTCTTTTCTTTAGCCATAATTTAGAATAATTTGAGGTTTAATTAAAAAGCCTGCCCCACACCCGATGTATCGGGCAGGCTCTGTTGTTTGTTCAACCGATATTATTCTTAGCTATTGAATAGATCCTTGAACTCGTCAGCGATATCCTTGGTAGAAGGAGCCTTGACTGCGGCCTTAGCCGTTGTGCTAGCCTTGACGGCCGCCGCGGTAGCCTTTTCTTCAGCAGCTTCTTCGGTGACTTCTTCTCCGCCTGCAGCGGGAGCTTCACCGTCCGGATCAGCCGAATTCAACCAAGCGTCCATAGCAGTAGCCAACTCATCATAAGTAAGCTCTGGGAACAACTCAGTTACGTTCTTCTGGTTCTTTACCTTGTCAAGAATGTTCTTGTCCGAAGGATCAAATGCCGGTGAAGTGTTTGGCTTCACACGGATTGATGTTTCTGGGAATGACTTGCCGGTCTCTTCGGCGGTCTTGAACTCGACCACAATGTCACGACCACCCTTGAGGTCTGTGATATCACCGTAGTCAGGATCAGCGATCAGGCTCAGAAGTTCCTGATAAACACTCTTTCCCATTCCCCAGAACTTGACACCCTCATGTTCCAGTCCACGAACGAGAACAGGAACGTAAGTACGCATCTTGGGTTCAAGAGCACGACCACGCTTCCATTCTTCTTTGTCCTTAGACTGCTTGAGCCTGTTAGCAAACTCAACGATGGGGTCAGGACGACCAAATGAAGACGGAGACAAATATGTCTTACCGTTCATATTATAGTGAAAATGCAGTTCGATGAACGGATTTTCGGTATTATGGGCGTAAGGTACAATACGTACAACTTGCTTGCCCGGGGATGGTTTCCACAGATGAGTGGACTTTGTGCCTTGGTTCTTTAGAGCCTCAAGGCGAGATTTAACTTTTGCTAGATCTAATGCCATAACTTTCCTTAACTTTTAACTTGTTAATGTTTAATTTTTGCCAAATGGTTAATAAACCAATCAGTCAATGTTGAATACAATGAATCAACGATGATCTGTTGTCAAATCATAATAACTTATAAATGATAACTGAGCAATCGTTAACTAATTAATTCAGGAATAAATATCATTCCATCCTGCAAATCTTACGTTAATTCTCTTTTTTTACAAGAAAAAAACACGCATTAATTTAGTCGGCATAATTTTTATTTTGCCGTCATTGACCACTATGATAGAGTCTCTGTATTTTCCCCAATCAACTTGATAGGTGTTTGATACTTGTCCACCATTCTCTTCTTTGATTAGCTGGTTGAGAGCATTGATAGAGTATAGGATGTTGTAATCCTTTTTTCTGTGTACAGATATTGTGCGAGGAAAATGATTATGATTTCCTTTTTCAACGTTGTATGTCAAAAATATCTCGCTTAAATTTTCTTCATTCTTGAGAATATATATTTTACCACCGTCTATCTTGTAAAATTCGCATATAGAAGATATATCCTTTTGATAGGATGTACTATTAGAAAAAGTACAAAGTAGTTGTGTGTTATGCATATCAGTTTTGCTTTGATGCAAACAACTTCAATTCTTCTCTATCATTAGATTTTATTGGAGTTACTTCTCCACTCAAGCTTACAACCGCAACCGTTTCTCCTTGAGCGTTTCTCCATTCTCCATATGGAGTAGATTCCCATCCTTTAGAGGCAGCAAACTTCTCTGTGATTTCTGTCTTGTTTGGTTCGGATGGAGCTTCTGGCTGTTTTGTTGGAACGTCGCCTTTTGGTTCTGAAGATTTTTGTTGTGGAGAAGATGTCACACCTCCACCTCCGCCTCCGATAGCAGGCGCTGGTTCAGATGCTGGTTGTTCTGGTTCCACCTTTGGTTCTTGTACAGCAGTCTTTGGAGCTTCTTCAGAAGATGGAAGTTCACTACCTTGATCGGTTGGAGGAGCTTCTTGTTTTGCTGGCTGAGGAGCTGGTGTTTGAGCTGTTGGTTGAGCAACTGGTTGAGCTCCTTGCGGAGCGTCTGGAGTACCAGCAACACTTGGTTGCTGCTGAGTCATTCTCTTTTGCTTTCCTCTTCTTTTATAATAGAGATTCATTCCTCCCTTACCATGGGTAGGATCAGCCAAAGAGTGAGTACCTTTTTTAATTGCAGCATCACGATATTGTTTTGAAGGAAATGTTACCAACCAACCTTCTTTGTTGTATGCCTGGCGATCTGGATGTTTTCCTTCTTGTACGCTCAAAGATTCAAGAAGAATATCCACCGCTTCATCCGTCAATCCATTCTTTTTTAACAATTCGCACACAACATCCAAATGATCAATATTTGTTAAATCTATCGCTCCTTCTTCAATTCTTGAATCCAAAGCTGCTTCCAACAGAAGGTTTTCTATAAATTTTGATGTTTCGTTGCTCATAATTTTATTTATTCTCCACTTTGTTTTTCGACAGCGTCTTTAGCCAATGCTTTGTATGATGTATGAACAAAATTTACTCCTTTTGAATAACGAGCAAAATCCCAACCAGAAGCTGATTTAAGATCTGAAACATACTGAATACCGGTTATAGGCGCGTTCAATCCTCGTTGACCAGCTGATTTATATAAAATAATCATTCCATCATAATGCAACAAAGCCATCATTTCTTTTCCTAATTGCTCTGGATTTATAGATGGATCGCTGAACAACATTAATTTTGATATCTTTGGAAGAATTAATGCTTTTTCTTTGTTTACTATCGCCGATACGTTCAATTGTATTGGAGTACTTTGTTGAGGAGGATTTTCTATTGTTTGCTTCGATTTTGAATCTGGTATATCAACTGCTACTTCCACCTCTTTGTCTTGAATTTTAAAGTCGGCGGTGCTAGATATTGCTTCAAGTTTATCCTCGGGTTTAATTGAAGAAAAATACTGTCTACATTTTGCTATTGCTGCGTATACATTTTTACCAAATCCTTCTCTACCAGGATTTTTCATAAACTTAGTGGCGAGTTTATATTCTTCTGGGCTTAATTGTACATTTGAGTTTGGAGGGTTTGTATTTAACGTAGTGAGTAAGTTCAAAATAGCATTCTTGTTTTCTTCAACCGAACAAAAAGAAGTAAGTTCATCTATAGCCGTAAAAAACTTTGGTTTTTCAGAGAAAGAATTATCTTCTACTCTCACCACATAATTAACTGCTTCTTTTACATCTATTATGGCATTACCAACTTTCAAGTCTCCGGTCTTTCCTCCTCCAGACGATGCTCCTTTTAGTACAAACAGTAATGGATATTCTCCTCTTCCAACGATTTTACTTTTTGCTGCCAAAGCATCTAGATATCCTATGATATGATTTTCGTCATATGACGCTCCAGCTTTGTAATAAGGTTCAATCTTTTTTTGAACTTCCTCAAGTCCCAAACCGTCAAACATGTTAATGAACAACTTCTCAGACTCATCCACATTCGCTCCTTCACTAGTTTTCTCTTTTAATTTTTTTATTATACTAGGAATCAAATGATCTGGAAATTTCTTTGCTTTTAAAGATTGTGCCGAGATTTCTCCGTATTTCCAATTTTTATCTTCGTCACTCAGATCGTATGGCTTTGGTTTTGGAGTACGACCTTTTCTTGGTTTTTTCTCCAACTCTTTGGATTGAACATCGTCTGCCACGTCAGCAGCTTCCGCCTCGGATAGACCATAGTTAATCAATGTTTCTTGAAGCAAATACACATTTTGTGGATTTCTGAACCCATCCAAAAAACCGTCGCCAGATTTCAAAGCGACTTCTGCAAGTATTTTTTCTATAATCTGATTTTTATCCATAACATATAAATATTGGTATATACCACAAAATCACTCTTATTCTACCACATATTATATATATTATAGACTTATCTGTTTCATCTCGCCATACGTCTTTCCCACATACACTTTAACAGGAAACTTATCGCCTTCCATAATTTTTTTAATATCTTGGAGCGTGGTTATTTTATCCTCTTTGTGAGCATCAAAAAGGATACTGTCATAGGTATATAAGATGGGTTTTGTCTTCTTGACTTTGGCATATTCCAACAAAGATTGCAGAGTATTGACCGCCATTTCGGTCTCGTATGCCTGTAGAATATAATTAAACAGCTTGTTTGGAGAAGGATCTTCAATATGACACTTCTTGATCTTGCGGTTGAACATCGGAGTTTCGATATATCCGTTTTCTTTAAAGAACTTCCAACGATGGTCGATATACTCTTGGGCCTTTTTGAAGTATGGAATATACATCCATTTTTCGTCTATACCACCATACATTTGATGGAATGTAAGACCTTTTGACACCGCAACATCTTCTTCATCAACCTTATCTTTGTTAAAATAATACTTAGCTAAATATTCATATGGATTGACATTGGCCGGCATAGGATAGTTCATCAAATGAGCCATCAGCCTTGGATGGAAAGCGTTATAGTCCATCATCACAAGCATACCATCGTCCCCATATCTAGAAATGAAAGCGTCTCTTGATCCGTCCGTTTTGTTCAAAGCCGCGTAGTTTACACCACCAAATCGGTTGGATGGACGACCCGTCGAAGTAAAAAGATTATATTGAGAATGAACATATCCATCACGGATATGCTTCTTCTGGGTTTCTCCAAACACTTCCAAGAACTTATCTGCGTCCACCTTCATACCGATACTTTCCAATTCAGCGAAGCAATTAGACATAACGCCGTTTACAAACTTGAACCCTTCTTCTTTCACATATTTGAGTTCAAACTTGATGTTCTTACAGGCGTTCTCAAACACACTAGCATGTTTAAACAACGGAATGGCTCGATTTAGATTAGATGCTCCACGAAAATTGGACTTTATAAAAATATGAGCGTTGGTCAATACATTCTCATCTTCTTCCATTTTTCCGCTGTCAAGATAATCTATAATTCCCAAATCAATAAAATCGTAATCCTTTTTAAGCAATTGAATGATGTTCTTTTTATTTCTTACGAAAATCTTTGCTTTTGATTTGTCCAGACACTCTTTAAATTTAGTAATTATATCTGACATAGATGGTGCTTCGTTATGATTAACGGGCAAACACCAAGACTCTTCGTCTGCCATGAATTTTAAAAATATCAGTCCAACGTGATTATTTGCAAAATGTTTTTGATCGTCCAGCGCCACCACATCAAAATAAAATGTATCTCTGGATATTTTGTCGAAAAGAATCGATAGATGTTGGTCAGTTTCTACAATATTCACATACCTAACATACAGACCAAAATAAATTTGTCAACTATCAATATCCGCGCCAAAACTCCAATCTATTTGAAAGCTTACGAGATAAATCTATTCCATTTTCTGTTTTTATTCTTTCTATTTCAGAATTGTTGCTATCAATGACGCCCGTTTTATCTATTATACCATTAATAATGACCTTTTCTTTTGAACCAGAAATCTTCCAATTCAAACTTACGGTTGAGTATAAACCAGTATCTATGTTACGCATCTTAGCGGGATCGACTTCGACTATTTTATTTTCATTTACTTTCTTAGAAAAAAATCTAGTTATAAATCCTATGTCATAATCATTTTTGACAGGTCTCGGTTTGTACTCAACAGGGGCGTTCCCCAAACCTATAATTTTGGAGTCGCCGTACTCATTTGCTATTTTTTCGTTTGTAATCATCCTGTAAACGTCGTTGTTTTTCTAACTTCAGCTGCTATGCTTGTTTTCCAATTTCCCGGCGTTACGCTTTGTTTTATACTTGATATTTGCCACACAGCGTTCTCGTATGTATAAGCGTATGGCACATGATCAAGAGTAAACATACCCAAGAAAGTAAATCCACCAATTCCAAGAGTTTCAAAGTTGAATTTGGTGTTTGGCATTATAGCATTGTTTGCATATACAGCGGCCGGAGACTCATCTTCCATAACAACTTGCTTCATTAAAGTTTGGCTTGGTTCGCATGTATAATATTCTACTTTTTTGCCAGAAATATCTTTTGTTATTATATTAAAACCTTCGTCGTTTGTATTTCTTGTCAACTTTGCAGTTTTTGGATTTTGTTGAGTGGTTGATTCCGTGGACGCTGCAACTTTTGCTTTTTCCGCAAGCCTGTCGTTTGCTACAAATTTTCCAAATGAATCTGCGTCGGAGACAATTTGAGTCCCTCTATTTTCTTCTTTATTGTCTTTGTTTTCAGCTTTTTTCTTATCCGCCTCTTCTCTCTCTTTCAACTCTTTTGATCCAGCTGTAAACAAAACTTGATTTGCCATTTCTGGGCTTAGTTTTATATCTACATCTGCACTTAACAGATATGAATGGTTAATTGAACCAGGAACAATTCTGGTCAGTTTGGCTATATCTTCTTTTGTGAGAACTGGACAGAATTTTGTATCTATTACGGTTATCTCGGTATTATCCTCGTTGTTTGGATAAATTTTTAGTTCTACAATACCAGATAATGCTCCAGATATTTTGTTCAGTATAGAAGTAAGCATTCCTTTTACAGTTCCGCTTTCTTCAACCGATCTCTTGATAAACTCGGTTGATATATAAAGATCTTTCAGATACCCTACATATCCCACATTCTTTTTGTATGGTTCTTCCAACTCAGACTCAGAGAATACAGGAAAAGAATGTCCTTTATATTGTTGATCTTTTACTCCGTCGCTTACCAACTCAAACAGGTCATCAAAATCGGCGGAAAATTTATTCTCTGCCAAAACTTTTGCTACTTTTTTAAACTTATCAAAATAACTTACATTTTCTATTTTTATCTTTTGCAGTTCTCCGGAAGAATTAATATCTTTTCCTTTGGCAAGCTGTTTTAATTTTGTTTCAGCCAAGATATATTTTGGAGCAAATTTATTTGGAACTATGATTTCTGGATCCACCGATTTTAATCCTGGGTGCCCACATATGAGCGTTTTGTCTATGTTTATCTTGCACCACTCAAACTTTTTTACTTTTTTGTCTTTTTCTTCACCCACGGTTACATATGTGTCTCCAAGTTCTATGGTGAAAAAATGATTCAAAAGTTCAACGAAATAATCCATTCGTATCCACTTTTTATTTCTTCCGAACGTTTTCTGTTGCTGAAATACTCGTCCATAAGAATATGGATAACTATCTTGTGGAGGCGGTGGCTTTGGATAGCTTTGATTAGAATACATTCCTATTCCACCGTATGTATTGGTAGCATAAGTAGGAACATATGTAGATGGTCTTGGTATTTCCGGTGGCGGATTTTGTGATTCTTTTGGTTTTCCATCATCAGCACTGCCTGGCCAAACACCAAGGTTATCCCATCTACTATATTTGTTGAACTCTTTAAAACTTTCTATCTTTGTTTCTTTTCCATTACCGTCAAGTTTTTTCAAAGTTTGATTTCCATAATCTTGGCCTTCAAACAACCAAGCTACGGTTGTAATCGTTGTAGAGCATTCATATACACCCATACCAGTTATTTTATAATTATAGTCGGTGATATATCCTATGGAAGCATCATAATTTCCGTTTGATTTATAGATGTTATCCATTATTATTTTTGGATCTTTGAATGTCTTTTTTAAAAAGTTTACATCATAACTCAACAATGAAGCTGGGTTATAGTTGTCCCACCCCCACTCGACTACAGCAGTAACTTTTGGAGAAAGAAAATAGGGCGTCAAATATCTCAAATGATCCAGAGAAAACGCTTTCCATTTAACGATAACTTTTCTGCACATCCCACTAAATGGAGCTGATTGGCCAGACACTTGCTCCACATCTATAGATTCTATTGTCGGCGGCGGTCTATTTGGAAAAGACTCTACTGCATATACGACATGTTCTTTACCGTTAGCATCCAGTCCTATAACCATTTCTCCCTCTGGTCTTGTTTTATCAAACCCATAACTTTTATCAAATCCATGTACACCACCCATCAGAAATCCTTCAAGACCAAGACCGGCGTCTCCATCAGACACTCCATTTGAAAAAAATCTTACCCAAGGGGTTCTTACTCCATTTCTTGTTACACCAGCTTCATCCTTTGTGTTTTTCAAACCATAATCTTGTCCACGCTTTTGTAGCTCATCAACAACCCAACTTTTAACCGGATGTAATCCCCAAGGTATAAAAATGTTATCATCAAAACTTTTTCTTGGTATATTTTTATCTTGCATATAACCTAAATTTATGAATTTGCTCTGTTAAATCTTGCTATTATTAAATCTATATTTTTTGGTATTCTTAATTGCTGGCCAACCTTTGGTTTCATAGTTCCTTTTATGTTATTGGCTTGAGCAATAACCCACCATAAAGTCGAATCCTTATAGAATTTAAGCGCCAAAGAATCCAAGAAATCCTCGGAGCCGGCGGTTATGTATATATCAGAGTTACTTGTAGGTATAATGGGATAACGGGTGGTAAAAAATACTTGCTTACCATCGTATCTGTTTGTTACATTATTTGAAGTTCTTGGATATCTGTTCATAGCTTATCAGCTGCACTCAAATTAAAATGGTCATCGCTAGTCAACGATTTTTCCTTTTCCATTAGATTCATATTTATTCCGATGTCAACTTTTCTTGGTAGTTGTAATGATTTTGTAGACGCATCATATTTTATTAAATCTCGCGAATATATTCCATATAAATAATTAAAATCTTCTCCGTTTCCTCTATAAGATTCCCAGTTTACCTCATCAGAAGGCGTAATAGAAATGGAAGTTATTACTCCAGGTTGGTCATAATACATATCGCCGATTCTTATTGTTACCATAGGAGGATACATAAAAGAAGATACTCTTGGATTGTATTCGCTTTCTGTGTATTTTGGCGGTCTTCCAAGTCCTGCTAAATAATTTATTCTTTTCCACATAGGAACGAGTTCTCTTAAACTGTTGGCATATACTGTGAAATTAAAATTGAGAGATCGTTCAAATCCTTTATACAAATATAACTTGTCGGCTCGGCCTAGATATTGAATAGAATCCCATTCAATTGTATTGGACTCCGTTATCCCGTTAAGAGTTGCTCTGAACGGTATGTACTTTCTATTGATAAGATCGTAAAAATAAAAAAAGATCAAATCTTTTGATTGTCCGGCGCCTCCCAATAGTTCTTCAGGCTCTCCACCTTCTTCAACCGCTCTACTACCTTCTATTGTTCCATCTATAGCGTTGTATTTATCATACAAATCTTCACCTTGTACTTCCGAATCTTCCGTCTTTGGTCGCAACGAATAGCTCTTTTTTAAAGATGGATATGTGAAAAAATCTTTGTCCGTATCGATTG